TTACCTAATCCTGACCTACCTATTAGTAGGACATAGAGATTAGGCTTTAACCTGTAGGCTCCTTTGTTTATTACTATACCGGGGGAAGCTATAGCAGATATAGTAGCTAGTCCACTCCAGTATATCCATTGTTTTGGGGTTTCAACGAAAGATGTTTCCTCTAGTAATAAATCCAACCATGACATTGTTTGATGCTCTCATAGTTTAAGCTTTTGTAAATCCTTGTAATTATCACCATATTCAAAATCACATGGGATAACTAACGATTTCCTTTTTAACGAACAAGTAGAGAAGTCAATAGATTTTTCCATCATTGGCTTAAGCTCTCTACATATATCTACATACTCACCGACTGGCATTAGATAAGTTAAAGAATCGTGTGCCTCATTAACTAATCTAATGGGATAGCTTTTCTCCTTAATTGCCAATGCACTCAGAGTTAACCTATCTTTAACTGTCGATTGAGGGATGAAAGCAAACGCTTCTTTATAGAGCTGATTTCCTGGCCTGTCAAAGAAGCGTCTAAGACGGCCAAAAGGATTGATGAGTGACCTACTCGTATCAATTGAATCTTTAACTTCTTTGTGGAATACCGCCATAATATTTGGCGAAGCTTTGTGGAATCTTTCAATGATTTGTTGAGACGAATAGGAACTAATTGTAAAAGCAATGTGGAATCTTCTGCAATCGCTAATGACGTTCTTAAGAAATTCTCTCCATTGCATATTATAATTGCCGGCATGACGGACCTTCTTTCCAATGAATCTCTCTGGACTATCTTTATCTAGTATGTCTGCGATAGGGTCAAATGAATAATCTAAATTTAACTCTCCACCAAACAAAGCTAATACTGCTGTTCTCCTATGAATATCAATATGGTCAAAAGAATCTAATAGCTTTTCATCATTAGAAAGTAATGCAACTATTCTTGCTTCAGCTTGACTAAGGTCAATGTTAACAATGACATATCCTTCATCAGCGATAAGTATTCCTCTAATGTCTTGTCCAATGTCACCATGCTTTGTAAGAGTTTTAAATGCGAATCCAATTTTACAAGGTCTAGTTGGGGGGTCCAATACGCTATCTGAAGTTCTTCCCGTTTCCGTTCCAACAATTCTAATTTGTGTTCGCATTCTCCCATCAAAGTCTGGCATTGCATAGAGATATGTCGATAGAGTCTTATTAACTCTACGTATTTCAAGGATGTTTTGTAATACATTACGGTAGGATTCATCTCTAACTTTGTCCTTTAATAGTTTAGATATTACGTCTTCGTTTGTTCCATGCTCTCTATCAATAGGTTTAATCTTCATCTGCTCATATAGTAGTTCCTTAACTTGCTTAGGCGAATTGTAGTTTATCTCCCGTCCTACTGCTATAGCTAACTGAATAATTAAATGCTCACGCCATGTCTGATACTTAGCAATAAGATAATCTCTTACTCCTTCGTCGATTTTGAATCCGACTTTTTCCATCCCGAAGTAGAGAGAATGGAGCTTTGTGATATAATTGTAATAGAATCCTTTGAGGTCTGTCTTATAAAGGTCTGAAAGTATCTCCAGTTCTTTCTCTTGCTCTTCATCAACTTCACAATCCACGGCGGAATCTTTAGCATTATATAGAAACCATCTGTCAATGTTATGTTTGCCGAAGATGAACTCTTTGCCTTCGTCTTTATAGTAAGGCTCTCTAGTCCAGATTGAGCTAAGGAACGCCAAACCAACATACGGTATTTCCGGGTTAATAGTGTGAGCTTTTAATGAGGTATCTGTCTTAAGACCTTTGAACGTAAAGCCAAGCATCTCTAACTTAGCTTGGTCAAACTTAAAGTTCTGTCCGCCTACTTCTTTATTTCTAAATAGCCAATCAAGCTTCTGCCAAATGAAAGCTAAATCTGTGGACGGGATAGAACTTATTTCGTATTTTCCGACTCTTGAGAAGAGAGGGATTGAGATAGCTTCTTCTCTATTCCAAGCGAGACTAATACATCCTGGTACTGTTGACTCAATCGTTTCAATGTCTGCAAACACTCTGTCCGACGACTTGAATCCTCTATCAATAAATCTTGATACATCAACTGAATTTCTTGCAATAAGGAGTGACCTTTGAGGTAATGAGCAGCCCATTGTCTGCGATTCTTTAATGGCTCTTTTAATGTCATTAGTTAATACCCACTTCCATACGTAAGAGAACATTCCTTTTGAAATGTCATGGTCTTCTGATTCATCTGATGACCTAACTAAATGTCCAGGATGAATCGTTCCTACTACTTTAGCATCACTAACTTGTGACGGTAAGATTGAGCCTCTGTAATTGAGGAACTTAGTTATTCCTGTTATTTTCTCAAATGAAACTGGACCTAATGTAAGGATACAGTTAGGTTTGATTTCTAATATCTCTGTATATAATCTCTGCGTTTCTTCCTCGTCTTCACAGACGGTTGATAACTGTTTAGCATCATTGAAAGGTGGACGATACCTATAAGCATACGTCAACCAATACTCTGTTCTCCAATCATTATGTCCTAACTCAGTAAAGACTCTATCTAATAACTCACCTGTAGAACCCATGAAAGGCTTGCTATACTTATCCTCTGTCTGGTTAGGGAAATCCCCTAGAACTAATAGCTTAGCATATGGATTACCTTGTCCACTTACACAGTTTGGCATTATTGAATTGAGCCTTCTGTCATAGCAGATACAATAGATAATAACTTCTTGATAATTTCCATCTTATCTTTCTCTGATAGATTGGTATTCTCTAGATTATCAAGATAGTATCCTAGTCCACAGATGTAATGCTGGAATATAGTTAATGCAAACCTACCGTATGGCATGACCATATTAAAGTTAAGAGGCACTATCAAGTCTGAATCTTTGAAGTTCTCCTTACAAGTATGGCAACACATTTGACTAGGGAAAGCAGTCATTTCTTCCATTACTTAGTCTCCCTAAGTGTGGCTTTTTCTACTAACTCTCTAATAGGAGTCTTGTTTCTATTCATATAATCAGACTTCCAAATTGTCATGTATAGAATACAATCATCAAAGGTATCTTCTACTGATTCATGATTAGGCGCCTTGGTTAATACTACTGACAGGCGCGCTAATTTTATACCAATCATTACAGCATAGACTCTATCCCTTGAATCCTTAAAGAATGATGATACCTGTTCTGCAAAGTCGAAGTTAAAGAACGGTCCATAATTACCAGCGTAATCATCGTTCTTCGTTTTATGTAGCGTCTTCAGTTTATCTAATGTCTCAATCACTCCAGGTATTAGTGGCATCTTTATTCCTTTATCTTCCCAAGTTGGTTCTTCAATGTTGGTAATTATTCCTAGCTTTCTTGGATGGTCGTAGAGTATATCCATTTCATTCTAACCCCCAAACATAACCGTTAGGGCTAATGATATATACTTCCTTTTCATTTTGAATTGCATAACGAATAGTCTTCCAAGCGGGAGAGTCTTCATACTCATTAAAGATTTGTGGTATGCCAACTACCACATCACTCTCATCAATCATCTTTTTGTTTCTATCTCTTAGTGGTAAAGCTGATTGGATTACCTTAGCTCCATTGAACTTATCAATCTCATTCTGATTACCTGCGTGGGGATATACCTCTACTTCAAACCCTTGTCCTAATAGAGAAAGGAACACATCATAATCCGCGTCATCACCACCAATAACAAATGAGTTCTTCTCTTTGTTAAAGATTGGTAGCAGTCCTCTGAAACCCTCTAATTGTTTACGAGTAATGTCGAAGCGCGAAGTAATTAGCGATACCTTGTTCATGATTCTAGAAACCTTTTCATCTTGTTCTTCTTTTGTAAGAACGTGTATGCTTTATTCCTATTACGATACTTTTCTATCTCTGGATACAGTTTCATTCCCTTAATAAGAATAAAACTAACACCTATCCAGCTCTTAGACTTATGTATCAACTTTGCTAGTTCTCTAGTGGACGCAACTTTATCTAGTTCTTCTAGTCTTTCTATGAGCAGAGCTAGATTCTTTACTTCAGTAACCCAGTCTCTTTGTGCTCTTAAGTCTTTAACTATCTTTTCTAGGTTTACTGAATCCATAATTACCTAACTCGACGAACAGGAATATCGTAGACTCCAAATACTTGCAGTAACCATAGGACAAGAATTAGAGCTACGACTACTCTAATAATCATCCTGAATGGTTGTGGCATAGGAACGTATGTCTCTACTAAATACATACAGAATCCTACTATTACCAAAGTAACCAAGACTGTAATCATTTGCTTGTCCTTTTAAAGTGGGACCAAAGGGAATCGAACCCTTACTCTCCGAAGAGAAAAAGATTTTAAGTCTTTTGCGTCTGCCAATTCCGCCATAGTCCCGTTTGTTTTAGTGATTGAAAAGGGCTGGACTTGAGAACCCGGCATGGTTCCGGACTTAAGTATTCCCCTATATTTCCTAAGAGTCCAGTCTTATTAACTCTTTAATACTCGATGGAGTCTAGAAGCCACACTCTAGAGTTAAACCACTGGCGATTCCGAGTGTATTGCCAGTCATCCATTTATTACACTAACTACTCGTTTGTCGGAAGAGCCGAGTAATCATCAATCTGATTAACTGGCTTATTGAGATACACACCTCTAACCCAATGAGCCAGGAATTTCTTCCCAATCATTGTGCCTTTGGATAGCTTGACGTTAAAGCTACCGTCAGCGTTCTGAGGAAAACCACAAGCCTTAAGAAGAGGCGCAGCCATAACTGGCATCTTCTCGCTGAAATAGATGAAGGGATTTTCTAACCCCTTAAACTCTCCAGCAAATACCTTGTAGGTAAGGTGAAGGTTCTTAGAATCGCCAGCCTTTGAATCTTCTACGGCAAACTCTACAATCTCTGTAGGTAGCCAAGAAGGTGCATCAACCAAACGGTTCTTAGAAATATCTTCAGCGGTAATTCCCCAGACAATCGAATCATCAGACATTTACATACCCTCTTTTTGTTGTTTAGTGAGGTTCTTACTCACACATTACCCCTGTTAATCAGAGGTAATCCTTTATGACATCATACAGATTCACACCTGTATAGTCAATTTCTTTTGGAACCTTTAAAGCTGTCTTAGCTTCAAAGTAATCTTCACTTGGAGCAGTATAAACTGTGCGACGGATAATCTCTTTACCTGTGTTATCCGTCTCTACTTTGTAATCAAAGAACCACACTTCGTCAAAGTAGGTAGGGATTAGAGACTCTACTTTAGGACCAAAGGTAGTAATTGATTGATACTTAGTAGACTTCTTACCTGCAATAGCAGTTCTTTGGACGGGATGAGCAGTAATGAATAGGTTACAGTTAAATGATTTCAATGATTCAAGAAGCGTAGAGATAATCATTGCTTCTCCATTAAACTCATCCCAACCTGGAACCATTACACCACCACTAGTAACCTTAGAACCTTTACCTTCTTCTGAATCTCCCGTCTTCTTACCAAACCAATCAGCAAATCCACCTTTAGCAATCATCTGCATTACTACCGTAGTAGTAGAAAGAGTAGTGATTCCATCCAATAAAATGTTATCGAATGGATTAAAGTTACCTAGCTCTTTAACCAATGGGACAAACTTAGTCCAGAAGTTCTTAGGATTAACTGATTCTACTGAGAAGTCTCCTGCTGCTACTCTATCTACATACCAATCAATGATAGGTCTATGTCTATCATCGAAGTCTAGAACTAGAGTTTTACCAGGCCATGAAGACGCAGCAATAGTCTTACCTCTTCCGGTAGGACCAACGAACAAACCTTTAAACTTCTTCTCATACTTTTCACTGTTCAGATTAACTGGCATTTTTGTTCTTTCTTTGATTGGCAATGAAATCATATACCGTTGTCTTCTTTGCACAAGGCTTGCAGATGTGAGATACATCTATTGCTATATACTCCCTTTCATCAAGCTTATATCTATCACTCTCTACCATTAACCTATCACACTCTTCACACCTTATCATCACTATCTTCATTAGGATTCTCCAGATATAGAATTACTGCGTGACCATGACCAAGAACTACCTTACCTTCTTCTGTCTTTAGAAAATCTATAACACAATCTCTATGAAGGTAACAATCCCATTCATCACAGAACATTAAGTCTTTATAATCAATCTCCTTATTACAGTAGAAGCAATCATTGTATAGACTTCCCTTTCTATGAAACTGTCCTAACTCAGAGTCTTCAACTACTGGATAGATACCACCACAAGGCATTAGTGTAAGTCCTCAAATTCATCTTTAACGATTGATACTAACGTCCTAAGAAACACCAACTTAAGTGCTTCCTGTAATTTATCTGGTATGTCTACTCCACTATCTGTAATAACTGTTACACTAACTTCTCCATTCTCTCTAATAAACTCATCAAGTTCTGTTCTAATTGTCTTAACAAGTTCTGCTTCTACTGGAACTCTTAACCTATAGTGTGGCATTAGAAACCTTTAGGTAATACTGATTCTAATAGAGCATCAATATTATTCTTAAGGTCTTCCTTTTCTTTCTTCAATCTATCAGGCGTCTTAGTGCAGCTATCACAATGAGGCTTAACAATAATCCTTTCACCATGCTTAAGTTTACTAAGCTTCATAATGAAAGGGTCGCCACATCTATTACACTCTGCTACTTTACCTTCTACTAATTCAATCCTAATATGATGAGAACATTCCTGCTTAGCACAAATGTAAACATAGTAGGGCGCCTTAGAAGAATCTCTAGTTAAATTCCTTAGTCTGTATTTATGTAAGTGTTTATCCTTAGCCATTTACTTCCTCTTTATGAGCACTCCATCGCTCTCCAATGTGATAGTTATCTTCTATCTTTCTAGCCATCTCTTCTTCATTTGCTGAACTACAAATCTTATTGTAATTACAAGCAACACATTGTGATACTCCTGCGGGTGGAGTTTTCAAATGTGATTGAGGCCAAACATTATCCTGAATACTATTGTCTAGAATCTTAGCCCAGAAGATAGTGTTCTTTAACCATCGTTCTTTTACTCCATCACCAATAGGTATTGCTACTCTTCTAAACCGTTTCTCAGGCGCGTATGTTTTCTGTAATCCAACCTCGTTAATGTAAACCATTCCGGTGTTAATTGCTATGGCATAACCAATCAATTGATTATCTAATCCAATGTATTCCGCTTGCCTACTTCTCCATTTATGGTCATAAACAGATGGACCTAAGACGGGAAAGTCAGCGTGTAAATCTATCTTACCTTCATACACTACAGTTAACTCATCGCTATCATGTATAATGAAAGAGAAGGATTCCTCTACTCCTAATACTTTAATACCATCATGCTTATAGTATTCAGTATAGTCATAGAAGTTCTTAATAATCCATTCACTTTCCTGTAGGTTTAGATTAAGTTTCTGATAGTGTTCTCTACCTACAATAGCCGCTTGTTCTACAGCATCATTCCAAGCATAGCCTTTCTGCAATAACTTATAGTAAACCTCTAGTAAAGTATGTCCTAAATCTCCACGTTCTAAAGGCGCAGCTACTTCATTAAGTCTATAGTTCTTAAGGAAGTTTAGATACGTATAGAATGGGCATTTCTGAATAGCATCTAGAATCTGTGAATCTAATGCTAATATTCTTTTCTCCTTAGTAAATATAGGTTCTTGTTTGAACAGTTCTTCGGACATATTAGTAATCTACTCCACCAATTCCTTTTAGATGTTTAAAGTATTCTACTTGTCTAAGTCTCTTCTTTGCTTTCTTCTTAGAGACTGGTTTCTTTAAGAACTTTTTACCTGATTCAGAAACCGGAAGATATTTATTACCTAGTTTCTTTAACATGAGAAATAGTATACCATAAAAATCAAACTTTGTCAAGTGTGCTTTATATATTCTATATGATTTTCTATTCTCCTAAAGTCTACGGTTTCTAGGCTAGACAGCTACCTTCTATATGATGATTAGGCTGCCCGTTCTAGGCGCTGTGCCCACGTAGGACGGGACTTCTCTAGGCTTGAGCCATCTGACTACGTTCTAGGATTCAAACCGTTTCTAGGCCATCCTACGCCATCAATACCCCCCTCTAAATTGTCCCTAAGAATGTCCATATGTGTGGACACTTAAGATACTAAAGCATTAACTCTTTAGATTAGAAATAAAAAAGAAAAGGGCCAGTAGATTATTAGTCTACCAGCCCTAATCTTTACTTACTTATTACTGTTAAGACTAAGCAGTAACAGGTTCCGCGATAGGCTTAGCCTTTGCCTTGTTCTTAAGCCACATTGTCTTAACAAACTCCGCAGCATCAAGGATAGGAGTATCAGTCGAACGATTAAGCTGACGAACCGTTCTCTTAAAAGCTCCCTTTTGTTCGTCATTCATTTCCATAGTGCTAAGGAACTCATCAAGTTCATCCTTATTAGCTTCGATGGAATAAGCACGTTCGTTAAATCCATCTGCAAAGCAATCAAGGAAAACCTGCGCGTCATTGTTAACAAGCTCTAGAGCATCATCAATACTCTGAAGAACTCCGTCGCTTTCAAACTCCTTAACCTCTTCCGGAATAGTAATCAGCTTACCATCCGAAGTCTTACCAAGAGGCGTCCTAACTTGATTACCTTTTTCATCAAGCTTAGGAGAACCGTCTGCATTAAACTCAGGCTTAGATTCACGTTCTACCGTCTTAATAACGTAACGACCGATAGCCTTATACTTAATCTCTTTCGAGTTAATGCCACGGGTATTCTTTGTAACTTCAACCAACTCAATAGCCATTTTTTCTTTTCCTTTTCGATTCACTTTATAGGTTTAGGACCATCCTAAAACCCTAGAGTCTTCCTACTACGATACTTCCCTAACTTCCGTTCCAAGCCTAGCCGAGAAGAACAGGCGGTTAACTTAACGAATCCCGCCTGTTCTTCCCCTCGTCTATCTTAGCATGGTTTGAGGTATAGTGTCAACGTGTCTCAAATAGTGGACAATCCCCTCTCTTCTGTCTATAACCTTTACCTCTTAATCTTAATAACTAATCATCATCCAAAGCATCTAATACTTCTACAAAATCATTGAATGTAGAAGCAGTCTGTAAATCATCCAACCAAAAGTCATCTTGTGGACAAAGCTTACAAGGTTCTTTGTCCATTACATCATAGTCTTCAAACCTTATAACTCTACAGTTCTGTGTCATATATTGGTTAGAGTTATCATCTCCTTTATATCTAGTTAATCCTAGATACTTGTTATGGTCACAAGGAAACAGTAAAGCTACCGCGTGACCTAGCTTACTATTCTTTTTAGAACGGTGAACATGAATCTCTATGATTCTAATTGCTTGTTTCTTCACTTGTTCTCCTTAGTGAATACTTGGTCCGGTATCTAGGTTATCAGAGATAATCTTATCTAACTCTGCAACCAAGTTATCTACTCTCTCTGACTTAACTCTAGCAGCGTGCATTGCTACATAGATTATATCTCTAATCATCTCCTCATTGTCTGATACTTTGTATAGATTGGTTAACGTATCTACTAGTTTGGAAATAATATCTTGATACTCTGTGATTATTCCAAATAGTATACGGTGTAATTCGTCTACATCTTTACTCATTTACCAACCTTTGATTGGTTTCTTTCTACCCTTAGATGTAATAGCTTCATATAGAGCAGACAAAAGACCTGTCTCATCCCATTCTGCCGCTACTCCATCTAATGTTTCTTTCATTGCCCTTCTCTTAAACTCTACAATCTCTGTAAAGTATTCATCAATTGTTCCAGACGCGATAGGATATGTAGCATTAACAAATCCTTTTGTCTGTCCAATCCTTACTAGTCTACTCTCTGCTTGTTCTTCGTTAGCAGGATTCCATTGTCTCTCTGCTATGATACAATCGTTACATACTTCCTGTAATCTGTCAACTCCTTCTCCCATTGCTAAGGTTGAACCGATAATGAATGGAATCTTTTTGTTATCTGCAAACTTAGCTACAATATCAAACCTTTCTTGTGCTCCTAAACCTGAGTGAAACTTAAGTGGCATATCGTAACCACCATCTTTACACCATGATGCTAGTAAGACTGCAATAGCATCCTGAACATCTGTATGTTGTGTAAAGATTACTAACTTACCGCTTGGATTCTCTAAGAGAAACTCTGTAGCTAAGTCTACCGTTGGTTGAATCTTATTTAAACCAACGAGATGACGCATTACTGCTAGTCTAGCAATAAGAACTACAGGGTCTTTCTTTCGCGTCTCTTCTTCCATCTGTCTAATGAACTCAGCTTCCGCTGCTAAGTATGCAGCTTTAAGCTTCTCATTCTCGAAGTCTACGTGATAGAAGATTCTATTTGCTTTCGTTACCCTTAATCCAATCTCATCTTTAACTTGCTCCCTTGTTCTACGGATAATCATATCAGAAGTAAACTCTGCAAATCTCTCAGGATTATACAGACCTGTATACTTCTCATATCCGTTAATCAATTCTGTCTTAACCCAATTCCTAAGATACCTTTCTTTAGATGGAAACTTAAGTGGAGCTAAGAGATGAAGAATAGTGTAATACTCTGCTGCACTATTCTTAATTGGTGTTCCGCTTAGTGCAATGATGTTCTTATTTTTAGCAATCCTCTTAACTTCCTCTGTTCTTTGACTCTCTCCTTTAATCTTTTGAACTTCATCCATAATGACAGTCTTAAATGGAAAGTCATAGAATGGATTCTCTTTTTTAGTAGTTTCAATCTCATGTCCATACTTAGACGTAAGAGTGATATTTGTTTTGGTAGAGAACCGTCTTAGAATGTCATAGGATGCAATGTAGATATTGAATCCCAAGACAGGGCGCGTCTTACCATCTTCAATGATTTGAGGTATGAATTCAAGTCCACCCCAATTCATTAGATTAACCATCCATTGTATCTTAATGTTGGACGGTGAGAGAATAAGCACAGGGAATACTTCATCATAGCAATGCTGCATTGCATAATGTAATACTCCGATAGCTTGGACGGTCTTACCTAACCCTTGTTCGTCTGCTATTAGAACTTTAAAAGCGTGTTCAATAGCAAACTTAATTCCTAAATCCTGAAACGGATAAGGAACATCCTTTGTCTTCTTGTTATGAAACTTACTCTCATCAAAGACAACAGGAATAGTAGGTAACTCTTTCTCTACTTCTGCAATCCTAGTCTCTTCCTTAATCTCCTCTTCAAACTTTCTTGCTATCAAATGTCCACAAACTAATTGGACTAACCTACCGGAAGCTGACTTAACTTCCTTTTCTTCCTTACATTTAGTGCAAAATGCTAGACTCATTTGCTATCCTTATTAGCAAGCCTTTCTCTCATCTTACGTTTCATCTCTTCTGCTCTATCCAGATTCTCTTGACTTACTTCTTTCTTAGTAGGAGTAGAATCCGCTGCCATCATTTCTTCTAATGCAGCGTTTAAATCTACCTTCTCAGGCTTGCCATTCTTCTTACCCTTAAGCGCGGCTGTTAAGTCTTTAATATCATGACCCAACAAATCCTTTACCAAATCTTGCTTTGGTTTCTTCTCTTTCTTTCTTGGTTCACCTTCCCAATTAACAGTAATAGTAGGGTCAGTGATTAACTTATCGCGTTCTTCTTTTAACCAAGGCGCAATACCTTTTCTACCAGTTAGCTTATCCCAATGTTGGTGAAGCATTGCCCACTCACGCTTAGCAAAGAACTCTATCTTACCAATCTCTGTTATTCGTTCTTCGACTTGCTCTCTTGTCATAGTAGCTATGGTTTCCATCCTTTCTGTTAACCATATTACATATAGTTCTTTGTCAATGTCATACTTACCCATTTCTTTCTCCCTTAAAAGCCAGTGTATTCTCTGGCACTCAATCGAACAGAAAACATACCACACATCTTCTGTTTCTATTTCACATAGTTTACATTTCCCATCCATTTATTCTCCTAGAGATAAATAATCTCTACTCTGTTCCTAATGATATTGAGTCTTTAGGAACAGATACAGACTACTCTCTGTTTATTTTACTTGTAACGTGTAACTCCTCTAGAGTATATCTAGCATCTTTGTTTCTCTCTTCTAAATACTCTATCTCTTTGTTAGCATCCTCTTCTGTCTCAAAGAGTTCTAACAAAACATTATCGCCATCGTAGGTTTCACCATAGACTGCATAGACTTTCATAGCTTCTCCTGTCTATCAATCTTAAAAGCTTTTGCTAATACTACTGAGATAACAAAGCTTTTACTAACGCCATATCTAGCAGCCATTCTCTCTACTG